ACTGCAACTGCCATCCCAAAAGCCTGCCCCGGAAAGAGGTTATCCGAAAAGATTTTATTTATTAGGTTTCCGTCTAAATCATAGATATATGCCGCGCCTGCGCCCTGAACATCATCAACAACATGATCTAATGCACTAACAACAATACGACCAGAACCGACTGCAACAGAGTGTCCGAATTCGTCGCCCCCCGAAACAAAAGAATTTCCGTTGCCGAGGTCGATGACTTCACCAGCAACACCATCAAAAGCTGTCAACTTAAAAAGCTGAGTTCCGCTCATGTCAAAAACATATGCCGCACCCGCATTGTTGCCTTTACTTGGAACGCCGACAACAATACGCCCATTGCCAACAGAGAGCCTATTCGCTCCTCCGAAGTTGTCATCTTCTTCTTGATCGCTATGATAAAATGTCTTAATGTAATTTCCATCAAGATCAAGAATAACTCCCCTGCCAGTATCGAATTCTCCGGAATCCGGACCTCTAGCATTGGGTACACCCGCAACAATACGATTAGAACCTACATCAAACGAAACACCAAAACGGCGCCCATCAGGTATTTCTGGTATATCGAATTCTCTTACGATGGCAATTTCATTCCCATTAATATCGTATATGTAAATCCGACGACCAGACCCACCAACCAATATGCGCCCACATCCCACTGCAACACGACGCCCAAACTCACCAGACCCACCAATGCTGGCTTCATCACTAGGGGACAATTCAAACAAAAGGGTTCCGGATAGGTCATAAACAAAAACTTTACCGGTACTGCTGGCTAATCCCGCCACACCGCTTGCGCCTACGACAATTCTTCCGTATCCAACAGCAACATTCTCCCCGAAAAAGTCGTCGGTGGCTCCAGCACTATCGGTAATTTTAATTTCATTGCTCGGAGCAGTAGTTATGTCACCACCACCCCAAACATAAGGAATCCCGTCATAGGTTGAGAAAAACTTATCACCGTCACCGTTACTGAAAGGCATTTACTTCCCCTTACTTGCCAGCTGAGATTTTAGGTCAGAAATTTCCTTGGTGTATTTTTCGTCCATCTCTTTAATGGCTTCGATAAACAGTGAAGCGAGTTGGTTATATTCAACTACCTTAAACTCACCCTCTTTGCCCAGCAATTCGGTTTCGGATACAGCCGAAGGCAACACTTTCTCGACTTCTTGTGCAAGAACACCTGCGCCCTTATCACCATCAATATAATCAAACGTGTAACCAGTGAGAGCATGAACTTTGTCTAGCGCAGACCCTACAACTTCGACGTTCTCTTTTAGTCTCTCGTCCGACACGGTTGAAGACTTAGCAATGACGTTACCGTCAACATGCAAGTCGCCATCAGATTCAAGGCGCATAACGTTAGTGCTATTAATGTACCAATCGTGAGTTGCCGTACCTACTGTGTAGTAATCGTTGTTATCGCGACCGATAAACCAAGTTGTTCCCCGTAAGTCGGAATCTGCGCCAACAGAACTAATTGTTACGGTCTGTGTTCCTGCGTTGAAAGAAACGTTTGTGCTACCCGAACCTTCAAATCTAACAGATTCACCGGAAGTGACAGAGAACTGATTACCACCCGAAGTATCAGCAACCACCCAAGAACTGTATTTGTCGTAACGGTTATCAAAGTCATAACTATTAACTTGAGTTACGTGACCTCTTGGGTTTGTGGAGATTGCAGTAACCGCCAAGCCGGTCGAAGAACTATCTGTCACATTTGAGCGAGTAACATCATTGTGTGAGATAGTCAACTCGTCGTCGGCGGTAAAATCTACATCAATTTCATCCGCTTGTTTAATCTGCAGCGTGTCACCGCTAGTGATAGGATAACTGGTTCCGTCATGGTCTTTGATAGTCCATGAACTGTAGTTGTCGTAACGGTTATCAAAGTCATAAGACCTCACCGTCGTTACGTGACCTTGATCATTAACATCTACTTCCGTAACTGCAAATCCGTTTGATGTAGTCGTAGACACATTACTTGAATTAATGTTCGCGTGTTTGATAGTTAAATCAAATGGGTCTGATGACGATCCAGAATTTGTATCCGTCCAATCAACTTCAATAGAAGCGCCTTCGACAAACTTCCATCTTTTCTTATTACCGACATTAACGGTTGCGCCGTTTCCGTCTTCGATTGTTAAGTAGTCATACGGCTTGGTGTTGGTGAATCTCAGGTTATCGTCCGATGCAAAATTAACATCAATGCCATCACCTTCAGAAAATGTTAGAGTATCTGCCGAAGTGACTGTGTATAATGTTCCATCAGAATCTCTAGCAGTCCAAGATCCATAGTTATCATATTCGCTTGCATATGGCATATTGTGCCAAGTGCCAGTAGCATCTTTGAACGCCCACCGATCACTTGTTTCATTCCATAGCAATTCGACGTCAGTTCCGGTTCCGCGCTCAACCACAAAGCCTGCACTCTGAGATGGGGTTCCGGTATGATCCTGATTCAGAACAATAATGTTATCGTTGATGCGAACGGTTTCTGACTCAACAGTAGTTGTAGTGCCTTGAATGATTAGGTTGCCTGAAACGATCAAGTTTTCGCCGACATTCAGCTGTCCACCAACAGTCACATCATCGGGAAGACCTACAGTTACTGTGCCATTGGTTCTAGATACAGCTACTTCGTTTTCAGTCCCGTTAATATCGAGTACAGCACCTGTTGCAGAATCTTTTAGTGTGACGTGACCAGAAGTCACGCCAAACTCATTTGTATTAAATGAAGCTACGCCTCGACCCGTACCGCTTGTCGTGGTTGCAGGTGAAACCGGCACCTTGTACGTTGTGGTGTTGGTTGCAACCGTAATTACGTTGTTTGAAGTCGTGTAAGTTACGTTAGTAACACCAGACACAGAAGACGTAGTGACACCGGTAACTTGACCTTTATCATTGACTGTGATAGACGGAATAGACGTACCAGAACCATAGGTTCCCGCATCAACCGCAGTGTCCGCCAGTTTAGCTGAAGAAATTCCTCCGTCTTTAACACTGACAGCGCCACCAGAAACTGTGAAGTTTGCTGTATTAAATGAGGCGACACCCTTATTGGTGGTGGTTGCGTCTTCAGCTGAGATTGTGATTGTGTCTGCCGATAGAGCAACATTAATACCCTCGCCCTCATTGATGCTGAGTGTATCATTTAGCTGGAGATCAAAGTTAGAACCCGTACCATCAGTAGAGATTGTGTAGTGGTCGTTCTCTAACATGCCGTTGGTGATCGTACCTGAAGCAATCGTGTTGTTTGCATTCAACTGACCGCTCTGATCAAACAAAACAGTCGTTTCATTTTTTATAGAACCATCAATACTCACTTCACTAGAAATGTCAAGCGTGGAGGCAGTAACGCTGTTCGCAAATACATTTCTCCAAGACTTACTAGCAGAACCCAAGTCTTTGGACTTGTTAACACCGGCAGGTAAGATGTGTGTGTCTACACTACCAGTAAAGCTAATTGTGTCAGTACTTGCATTACCAAGATCAACATCACCCTGAAGGTCGGTTGCACCAGTAACGATCATCGTAATGAACTGTGCATCATCAACAGAAAACGTATTATCCGATGAAATTGTTGTGGTTCCTGTTACAACCAGATCCCCCACAGTCATACTATCATCAACAGTCACTGTAGTGGCAGAAATCTCATCCGCATAGATATCTGCAATAACAGCATCAGCAGTACCGATGTCATACAAATTGTTCGCATCTGGAATTATTGAGCCTGATATTGAACCTTTAATAGTTATGGTGTCGTCTTGCGCGCTACCCAAGAACACGTCGCCATTAAACGACGCAGTTCCTGTGGTTGCTTGGTTGGCAAATCTTCCCTTGACCGTAATTGTATCCGAAGCACTGCTACCTAAAGTAACACTCGATTGAGCATCAACAGAACCGGTAAATACGCCGGTGCCAGAGTTCAAAGATGTTACATGAGCAGAGTTCCACGAATAATTAGCGGAGCCCAAGTCATAGGTGGCATTACTAGATGGAACTACATGAGATGCAAAACCATCATCAGCAATAGAACTCAGTGCGATTTTACTGATATTAGCAGTGCCGGTTACAAATAGGTCTTTCCATTTGTTAATTGCGCTGCCCAAATCATAAGAGTTGTTGGCAGAAGGAACAAAATCGCCAGTAACTTGCGAAGCGATAGTAACGGTTGCATCAGTATTACCTAGAACCACATCACCATTAAAGGTCGCAGTACCAGAAGTGGCTTGATTAGCGAAAGTGCCCTTAATAGTGATGGTGTCTGTAGATACGTTACCCAGAATCACATCGCCATTAAAGGTCGCAGTACCAGAAGTGGCTTGGTTAGCGAACGTACCTTTTACAGTTAGGACGTCACTCGGGGCGTCTCCTAGCGTGACAGCACCGTTTAAGGTGGTTGCACCATCAATTGTTACACCTGAATTGAAATCGGCATCACCATCAACGACCAACGTAGAATCAAAAGTGACAGCACCATTAGCATGTACGGTAGTGGCTGTTAATTCATTTGCGTTAGTTGTACCCAGAGTTGATGTACCAGAAACTGTGACCGAGGATAACGTAGAAGCATCTGTCACGTCCAAGGTTCCACCAACAGTAACATCGCCGTTGGCGTTCACATTACCTGATACTCCGACTGCGCTAAACACGCCAGAACCACCATTAGTGGCGCTTGCCCAAGAAGTGCCCCATTTACGAGTTGATGAACCTAAGTTACCAGCTCCGTTAGTTTTAGGGATTAGTGAGGTAGAAACACCTTGACCTGCTGCCGTGCCCATAGAAAGTTCGTCGATGTATGCGACACCATCGATGTATGCATTTCTGAATTCTCTATTCGGTGCACCCAAGTCAACTGAGTCATCGGAAACAGGAAGTATGTTTTCACTAGTGGTCACACCAGCAGATGTTACGTTTGCATTAAATACTGCCTGACCTTCAGAGGTGACATAAGATACAACAGTATTGGATGAGTCTGCAATAACAAATCTTGAGCTCCCGAAAGTGTCTACTAGATTCAGGTGAACATCAGAATCGCCAATTGTAGCGTTAGAAGCCATGTAAAGCAGTGCACGGTCTGTGCCGTTCGATAACACTAGCGCAGGTGAGTCATTATTATCACTAAACGCACTATTGGCGCCAGAAAGTGTAATGTTTGACGAGTTTGAAGAAAGGTCTGTAATGTCTCGTAGTGACAGGCTCTTGAAGTCTACTACGTCATTCTCGCCTTCAACTCGCAAGAACTGACCCTTCGTGCCGCCCGTGACACGAACACGAGAAATATCACCAAGTGTTAGTCTGTCGTTACCCGAAGTTACAAAGTCAACATTACCTTGGAAGATAGTGTTAGATGTAATCGTTAGTGAGGTCGCATTGATAGAAGTATTTGAGTTCACATACAACCAACCACCGTCACTAGAAGTATTTCCTGAGCGAAGGGTTGTTGTTCTTAGTTCGTTTGCCGTGAACGTGCCGCTTATATGACCGTTACCCTTAGCAACCCCACCACGCTCGGCAGCACCCGACCTAGAAACCGTTACAACGTTGTTGCTGATAACTGTCGCAGCAAAGTTTGTGTTTAATCGCCACGTATTAACATTATCGTTAATATTAGTATTAGAGACGTTTACTGTCATTTAATTCTTCTCTTTGACCAGTTGGATGAGTAACTCTTTTATTGAAGCCATTTCGTCTTTCAAACTCGCAACATCATGTTTAAGATTCTCAGCTTCTTTTTCTTTCTTTCTTTTCATTTTATATTTATATAAAGAATCAAGATCAGTATTGAGAACCGCATTAGTTTTAACGTCTCTCACTAAGGCTTCATTATCTTCTATTTTCAGCTTATCCATCATTTCTGCAGAGCAATTGCTCTCATATCTTTAACTGTTGGAACCAATGCAGTGCTTGTGCTAGTCAAAACAATCTTAATGGCGAATGTTTTGAAATCTTTATGGAAAGAACCATCTTCTGAACGATAATATACAATCTCTTCATCTGATGTATTTAGATACGCATGGTTATTTGCCCAAGATGAACCTAAGAAGTCTTGTCCGTTAGTGTTTGCGCTAAACCCATATTCAAACTCTAAGAAATCATCTTGATTAACGCTGTCAGAAACCTTAGAAATAGAAGTTATCTGAGTTAATGGGGTGAAGTCTTTATTGCTGAATAGACCATCATCAGTAGATGACTGAATTCTAGCATAAACTTTGACATCAGTTCCAGAAGGTTTATATGCAGTCAAAAATACTTTTAGGTCTTCGGCTTCTTGTCCATCTTCCATTTCGATGGCACGGGTTATATAACGACACTGAGCGTTACCAATTTCTTTATGTTCGTCGGTGGAGTCGTTGTTGATCTTGTTACCGATTGCCTCAACCAAAGAACGATTAACGTCAATTGTTTGAGAAAGGCGGGTGTCAAAGGAAGTTAATTCACCCTTAACAACCAACGTCTTGTCTAGCCCATCAACAGGGGTAACTGGAGTAGATTCGCCGATAATAGCCTTTTCTTCTTTGATGAAAAGGTTATCTGTATTTAGTGTGACGTTTTCATATTCGGGTTGAATTACGCCACTAGAGGAAGAAGTTCTTAAAGACCAAACTTCCTTAGTTCGAGGGAACCCAACATAAGGAACCTTTGGAATTGCAGAGTTGAGCTGGATGTCTTTGACTGTGCTTATCGTGAAAGAACCGCCCGATGATTGCCCACGAACGTAATTGATAGTGTTAGCAGACCAACCGCCAGTAGATTCTGAAACAACCATAGTTAGCTTTGTTTGGTCGACAGTATCGATCACTGCGGTTTTGGTGTTAGCCGAAAACGCTGATGTGTTACCGACCCATATACCTGTACCCAAATACAAGTTATTGGTATTACTAGCTGTTGCCGCAGAGAAAGACCCTAACGCATCAACACTAGCTGTTACTGTACCGTCACCGTTATCAGAAACCACTCGGATTGTTCCGTTAGCGTAGAAGGGGTGATTGATCGTATTGTTGTTTGCTGCATGTTTGGACTTAATTACAGTGCCTACAGGAACAGAAGCGTTATTAGCAAACGTCATTACTGACATTCCGCGAATAGTTTCACCGACTCTCATGTTTCCTGTTAAGTTGTTAATATCAAAGAAGTCTAAATCTTCATTATCTAAAACAACCGTGGTGTTTTGATTTGTGAATGCAGCGCGGTACATGGTATATTTTAGGTCTTCGCTCTGTAGCGGACTAAACGTTTTACCGTCTGAGGAGATCATCATAATACCGGCAGCAGGTTGCTTCGCAATAGTGCCCCCTGATAGTAGATCTTGTTTAGTTACCTCTGAAGTCCACACAGTATAATCGTCTGTGTTACCACCAACAACAACGAGGATAGCGTAATTGGACATATTTTTCAGCAGGACTGGAACATCAAAGGTGAATGTTGTGGCTACGCTACTATCGTCACTCACGTTTACTGATGCTGGTTCAAGGGTGACGCTCGAGAACGGAAGGATCTCGCTAGTCGGAACGCCGTCTCTAACCTTCCTTAACTGAACCGTCACAGGATACGTTGACGACTTACTTTTAAAATATAGGTCGATCTTAGAGAGGTGCACACCAGAGACTGAGTCTCCAGTGTTTACCGAAAATGTCTGCGCAATGTATGATGGATTAGACGCCATTGTTAACCTCTTGGGTATTCATATTTTGTATATTTATACTAATCATGCGAACATGGTTCCGCCAGAATCCCACCCAGAACTCCAAGAATCTCCACTCTGTCCCCAACCAGTACTGTTGTTGAAGGAGCCCAGATTATCATACCAGCTATTTCCGCCACCACCACCGTTATTACTAGAATTACTAGAGGAGTAAGTTACAACAGGTTTTGGTGGGCTGTATGTAGTTTTTGTAGACGTATGCCCTTTATTCTCAGTGGTGACAATTGGAGTATCGATCTGCATAGTTATCAGGTTGAGGTCTGTGCTGCTCTCTTCCAAGGAAATTGGAATAGAAGTAAATGCCGTATGCGCTATTGTAGTCAATTCGCTATATGATGCCTCTAGTGTATCAACATCGTTCATGATAAACTTCCTAGAGCCCATACGGAATTTCAAGTTAGAATCATTCGGGATCCTAAACAATGCATATGCCGTTCCTGAAGAATCCGTGATTATAGCATCGCCTTCATTACCTGTTGCGCTATAGTTGGAATCTGTTGGCGTAACATAATCACTAACATTTTCGCGATCAAACCAAGAGTACACTCGAGTATTCGGCTTCATTCTCATAGCCTTCACTTTGATCACTTGTTCCCTCATATAATCTTGGACAGAAACGTTAGTTAGGTATTTACCCAGATTATAGTAATTGTTTAAGGGCGAAGAATTTGTTACTGTCTTCAATCTCTCGAGTGTAGATGTTGTAGTCGTTGTTCTATAATTACCAGACCTAGTTGTACTCTTATTTACACTACCCGCAACAGTTTCCCAATCGCCATATACAGTCCCTGTTATACCTGTCTTATCAGCAATTTCAATTTGAGCTTCATAGACAGCATCAACGTCGACCTGAATGTCAGGAAGGGTAGTTCTATCCGCACGGTTATCCATGGGCGGATCTAGTTTAATTTCACCAGACCAGTTTGGTACAGCAGCAGAGTTGACCCTTCTTGCTCCACTAGCAAATACATTACTCTGGAACTCAACATGCTCAAACTCTGGGACAACATATCCATTATTGAACGTCACGCCGGTAGATTCTGATGCGTTGTATTTCAGTGAAATATCTTGCCTGTCAAATGCCGGACGCAGTACTGAACGAGTAATATCAATGGCTGCAGAATATCCAAGACTTTCCGTATCGGCGATTGCATGACTGTCGAAGTTATCAACCAAGAAACCATTCTTAAACCTTTCGGTTCCAACGTCGTTCAAAATTTGTTTGGTAGATGCTGCAGTTTCTAGTAGATTCAATGATGAATAGTATTCTAACCGAGAGATTCGGTCATCAAAAGTCCTGAAGTCTCGCATAGTATATCTGCGATTATCTCTAAGTTCCATCTTAGTCTCATAATCGCGACGACCATAATTTCGAGCGACCTGAGAAGATAGTGACGGATATGGAGGGACGTTAATTGTAGCTAATACCATTGAGTCATAAGGCTCGGCAGGTACTGCCGGTGTTAACGAAGGTATTCCTCGAACAACCCTAACGTCACTATCTGATGTTATAACCAACAAGTCCTTACGGGGGAGGTAGAATTGCATGTCCGCCTGGAAGTTTTCATCTGGTGTAGGCATCATCGCGCCAGAAGAAGCCACACCGAATGTCGTAGAATCTGTTGGGTTGACTGGAGCAGAACCCTCAGATGCAGCAGGTGTTACAGTGTTAGACTTTATCGGGCGATAGTCGATAGAATCACGCAAGTCAAAAGTCTTACCTGTTTCTGAACGATACACAGGGATCTCTTGTGTTGTAATCGCATTTGTTGCAGCTGTATTAGCATCATTTATTGGATACGAATCGACAGACAAATAGCCAATACCGGTAGAGTAGTCACGACCAAAATAATTAAACTTGACTAAAAGACCACAGTTAGTTAAATCTAATGAGCTGGTATTCTTTCTCTTCAGCTTCGCTGTGTCGTAATATGAATCACGCATACCGCTATCAAGCTGGAAATGAGATGTTACGTCCAAATCAGAAGAAGTGACACCAGTATTCGACCCTTTGTGCACAGATATAATACTTAATGCATCTGAAACACCAAGCGAGTATTCACCAGAATTGCTTCCGACATTATTGCCTGTATTGATTTTGATAAACTTATTTTTATTAACAGTCTTGGCGGTTTGTACTGCAGAACTTCTTAGTGTGTCGAAGTATACTGATGCTTGGAAAGTAGAAGCCAAGTTAGCCTGTTGCAAATTTATCTGATGCTGAGCTGTTGTTGAAGTGATCGTTCCGTTACCAGAAAGGTCAAAAATATAACCTCTAGGGAAAGAAGTTTTGTGTGCCAAAGAAACGCCAGAGCGAGTAACTGGGGCAGTGTTAGCAATTTTGATAGTGGTTGGGCTAGTCACTTCTGTGACCCTTTCAACATAAGTGTTGCCGTCATCAGGGATACTAATTAAATCGCCAATCTGATATGTTGTATCGAAAGTAGTTCCAACGCCGGTGATAGTATTCCCTGAAATATCAGAAACATATCCGGTATGCGGCTGTGTATCGACTGCATCTCTTGACACGACGATAATATTTCTTTCGTCGGTGTTTGATAATGTAGGCGAACCTGTATCATTCATACCTTCAATACCGCCTGCATGGGCAGTGTTTGAAGACAATGAAACTGTTGATGTGCCGCTAGTGCTGAAACTCACCGTCCGCTCATTACGGAATACGAATTGAGTATCTACGTTATTATCAGCATCCTTTAATGTTTTGATGCCACGCTGTTCCAAAGGGAATACTAAACTTTTCAAGTTAGGTTCTTTGATTCTAGCGGTGCCGTCTGTTTCCAAAACGATATCGGCAATACTGTTACCACCGCTAGTGTTTGTCTTGAAGACCCCTCGAACATCAGAAAAGTTCTTGCCGGAATTCATGGTGACATCAAACAAGTAGATTCTAAACTTACCGTCTACCGTTCCTGTTGTCCCCTCATGATGCTGGAACCCGCGAACCTTTGCCGTGCCGATCTTAACGCCCTGAGCACCCTGAGCACCATACAACTTATTCTGAATTGCATTTTGGGCGGTGTCGTAAAGATCGACTTCAACTAGACCTTGGAAGTCCCAGATACCAACAACTTCATTGGCAATGATATAATTACCCAAAGCATGACCAACAACAACAGCGTCTTTAGCCTGAAAATCAATACCTTTGTCTATATTTCTTGGAACAGAGTTTAAGATATCTACTTTGTTGCCAGAAACATACCCAACACCAGTCTCAACCTCAGCAACCAATAAAGAAGTATTTCCGCTCTCAAAACGACCCAAGTTGTTGCCGTCTTTCTTATGCTCGCGCATACGGATATTAAATGGTTTTGTTGTATAGTTCCCGTGTGTCTCATAGAATGCATCACGAACCTGCTGTTGCATTTCTGAATATTCAGTGTTTTTCTTGGTTACTGTGACGCCATATTCTACAGTGGCGAACGGGAAAAAGTTTTC